GGGTTGGAACGGCAGCGGGTATTGTGGAAGCTGGCTCGCCGCGCCGCCGCCGAGCAGCCCGGCTATGCCGTATTTTCGCATGATCTCGATCATCTTCGGGTCGAACACGACGTAGTTGCTGGTAGGCGCCGGATAATGCGATGCGACTACGTCACCGTGTGGCGTGGTCGTCATTACCGGTTTCGCATTGCGCGATCCCTGGTCGAGGTACCGGATCCCGGGGATGCCAGCGTCCATCAATTTCTGTGTCGCCGCCGCCTTATCCGCACCGCGACCCAGATGTTGATAAATTTCCTCGCCGGTTGGGCTTGGGTACGGCTCGAAGTACCCAAACAGATCGCGAACCGTCTTCGGCTGTTGACTGAACGGCTTATCCCAGTCGAGGAACTGCTCCGGCCGCGCCCCGATGTTCACCTCGTAGGTGCGCGGGCCGACCTGTTGATCTGATGCGAGTAGGTCGCGTGTGGCCTGTATTTTCTCACGCGGATAAGCAGTCGGCACATTGGAACGCAGCACTTCGTCTAGCTTCGCGATAGCCTGCGCTCGATCGCCGCCTGCACCTTCCAGTACTTGGATCGCATGCGTCATTTCTGGCGACTGGCCCTCCTGTTGCATCTGTCTGGCGAATGCCCGCCAATATTCGCCGCCAGCCCCGCTCACCGCCGGGTTCTCGGCCACATAGATCCCATGCCCGTAGGCCTGCGCGCCCTCGCCGGTGCCGATCTTCGACAGGTCGAACTGCGTGAAATCGTGCGGACTGCTGTGATACGCGCGGATGCCCTGAGCCGCCTCTTGTGCCGCACGTTCCGCCGCGCCAGTGCCAGCTTCGGCCGCACCAGCCAGAGCCCGCTTCGCCCCGATCCCCAGCATGCCCGCCGCAAGCTTCGCCGCGCCGCCCACCGGCAGCATGCTGCCAATGTCCAGCGCCGCAAACGGCACCGGATTCATTCCGGTGGTCGGCAACACCTTGCCGGGCTGGCTGATCCCCCGCTGCATCGCGTCCTGCCGCTCCGCGATCTCGCGATCGGTCGGGTCCAGGTCCATCCAGTACGGCCGCGCCTGCTGCAGCACGTCGCCGGCCGCCGCGCGCATGGCCGAGATCGGATCCATCGTCGGCGGCACGGTCTGCCCAGGCTTTGGCACCGCCCACGGATCGTGGTCGACCGGAACCGCAAGGACTGTGCCGAGATCATCAGCCACGGCGGATAATCCTTAAAAACTTGCCCGGACGCTGCGGATCATGGGCGTAGTGGTTGCCGTCCGGCGCCAGCATTGCGCCGTGGATCGGCGGCGCAGGCGACGGCGTCATAGGCTGAGGCTGCGGTTCCGGCGCCTGCTGTTGAGGCTGCGCAGGCTGCTGTTGCGGCTGTCCCGGCGGCGCGCCCTCATTCGGCGACATCAGCCCCTGCAGCGTCGCGATGTTCTCCCGCATCGTCTCGTGCACGTTGCTGTGCGCCTCGGTCGCGCTCTTGGTCGCGTCGGCGCCGGCCTTCTGCGCCTGGGCAACCTTCTGCAGCGTCGCGGCCTTGCGCTCGTCGACATGCGCCAGCGTGCCCTGGATCCGCGCCTGCTCGTGCGCCACCTGCAACTGCGCCATCTGCTGCTGGATCTGCGCCATCTGCGCCGCCTGCGGATTGTTCTGCGCCGCCTGCATCTTCTGCAGCAGGCTCGCCTTGACCGACGACTGCAGCGGCGAGAGCTCGATGAACACCTCGGGCGGCACTTGCATTCCCGCTTGCGCCATGCCCAAGAGGATATCAAAGCTGTCCGCCATCATGTTGATGACGTCCGGCCCTTCATCCAAAATGATGTCGACGTCGATCTGCCCCACCGCATTGACCACCACCGGAATGCCGCGCTGGTCGACATCGACGCCGTTGATCTGGATGAACTGCGCGAGGCCCTGGTCGTCGTTAACGCGTATCCACCGTTCGGCATTCCAGAACCGTGTGATCGCGAACCAGATCGCGCGATAAACCCGCAGCTTGAAGTCCCTGTATCCGATCACGAATGGCCCGAGCTCCGCAGTAGCGCCCTGTTGCAGCAAATTGATCGCACGGCCCGACAGGTTCTTCGGCGCGTCGCCCTGTCCAACGGACGGCGTCACGTTGGCGATGCGCTCGATCTCCTGCTTGGCCTCCTGCAGGAAGCTTAACTGCGCTGCGAGATCCGCCTGCGTGTCGTCGGGTTTCGCACTCATGTTCGGGTTGATCTCGAGCACGCCGTCCGGCCGCGCCCACTCGCGCCGCGCCGTTTCAACGTCATTGACCGCGCCGCGCTCGAGGATCAGCCGCCGGCTGTTGCTGATATGCAGCGCCTTGGAACGCCTCTGGTTGATCTCGTCCTGCGCGCCCTGCATATCGCGCACGAATCCGTGCCGATCGGCGTCGTGGTCGACAAACGCCGAGAACATGATGAATCGCGAAATCGTCTTTTTGACTTCGTTGATGAACGGCGAAATCCCGCCGTCGATCCACACCTCGCCGACGTAAAAGCACCAGTACCATTCACCGTTTTCGATATACCAATGCTCGACCAGGCGCAGCCGCCGTTGGGTCACGAGTATCCACTTGTACTCGTTGTCGGCATTGGTCGTCATGTCCGACCCGGTGTTGATCATCCCCGCGATCAACTCTTCCTGATCGGGGAACATCTCGATCGCCTCGTCCTCGTCGATCCACTTGCCGAGGCCCATGAAGCGGCAGTCGGAAAAGTCCGGCGAGCGCGAGCGCGGGTCGTAGAAAAAGTCCTCGTTGTGAATGATCTCAAGCGAAACGTCCGGATCCTGGTGGTCGCCCATCTTGAGCTCGAGCGCGACGCCGGCGAGCCCCTCGGTCGCGCCCAGCCGGCAGACATCGCTCGACATCATCTGCCACTGCACGCCGTCGAGCACCGCCCGGATCGACTGAGTGGCGACCGTGGCACCGCTCTCGTTGCGCGGGTTCCTGGGGTAGGCTTTCGGGTCCTGCCGCAGCCGCTCGACCAACCCCACAATACCGTTGATCTTCGGCCGCACCCGATTGTAGGTGATGATCGGCTGCCGTCGTTCCCTCAGCGCCTTGACCGCCTCGGCCGACCACTGTGCGCCATTGTAATACCGGCGCGATATCTTCTGCTCCTCGATCTCGGGCATTTTGGTGCCGAGGTAGTCGAGGTACTGCCGGCGCAACTTCGAGACATCCGCCTGCTGGCCCGGCCGCGGCCGGTCGGACGGCACCATCCGGCGCGTGACGCTATCCCCGCCGCCGAGCGTGCTCGAGGTCGACGAGGTGGACGCATCGCTGTTGTCGTAATACCCGTAGGCGGTCGGGGCCGTCTGTGCCATGGCGGCACGCTAGCCGGTTTCAAGCCGCCCCACGGCAGTTGTGCACGGGTTTTTAGCCGCCGCACTCAGAACAGTTCGGCGGAGGCACCTCGTTCGGCCCGAGCCGCACCTGGCTGCCGCAACCCTCGCACAGCGCCAGGATCAGGGGGTTCGCCTCTCTGACCCTGGGCCGGAAATGGGTCACCCGCGTTTCAATGGTCGCCAGTCGCGGAAACGGTCGTATCTTGTAGAGCAGCACGTTCTACCCCAGGGTACTACCTGGGTTTTGCCTATCACACGCAACAACCGTTCCTGTCAGCCCGGTTTCCGACTTTGTCCAAAATTTTATCCCTCCCGCGCCCCGTACACGCTGGCCAGCCGCTTCTCGGCCCACTCGTTGAGCAGCATGGCGAGCTCGATCTTGGTGGTTGGCGGCTTGTACTCTTCCAGCTTCACCACCGCCTCGGCCATCTCCATCGCTTGGCGCAGCGGCAGCGACGCCACCATCTGCGCGATCTCATTCAACTCTAACCCGGCGCGCCGCTCGGGAACATCGTTGAGCCGGACGGTGCTCTGCTCGGTGGCGCGGCGGTGCTGGGCGATCGTGTCCTCGATCTCGTCGAGGCTCTGCACCGGCCATCGCTTCGGCGCGAACTCGCTAATCACGTCGGTCATCCTGTTGCTCCTCGTTGGCATCGATCACATGGAATTTCGTGCGCAGCCGCATGGCCGCCAGTTCCCGCCGCTCGCGCTCGAACTGCTCGGTCATCGCCCGCGCCCACACCATCCATTTCACCCACTCGTCAAGCGGCACCATCACAGCACCTGGATGCTGACCGAGCTCGACCGGTCCTCGTCATCGTCGCTGTCGCGGTAGCCGTCGCGCGGCGCCTCGGGCACCGGATGCGACGGCAGCCACGGCCGCGACGAGCAGCCATACCGCCACGCATCCGCGCAGTGATCGTCCGAATTGGTGTCGAGATCCTCGACCACCTGAGAGTCATGCTGCAGCACCGGGATGGTCCGGATCGACG